CCTTCAAAACAGTTTGCCCGACCTTAATTGTTTTAGTCTGCAAAAACTTATGCTTCATCATCCACTTAACACCCTCTGGTGTCGCGTCAGGAATGTCTTTGATAAACTTTTCAGATAGTTGTCTGCACCACTTGTGAAATAAAGCGTTTTGGTCCAGTGAGCGAGAATCTACCCAGGGCTCCAATTTAACAGCAAGCGGGACAGCGTAATCCCAATCCTGCAGCCTCTTAATTAGATACTGCACTTTTTTATCGACCTCAACAGCGTGCGATATCTTTACATAATCGCCCTGGCTCATAGACGCATCCTCAGCCACTTGTCACTTTGCTTCATTTCTGACGTTTCCAGACGATCATATAGGCTGGCTTTTGACTTGCCTATACCGCCGAACGCATCCTCGGTTGCTCTTACCTGCTTGTCGCCAACCTCAGCTTTACCTACCATCCTACTATGCATCGTTTTGTTTTTTATGCCTGCCTTGGCGGCAATCTCTCTCAGCGTGTAAAAACAGCCTGTCACTAGGTTTTCGTGGCTTCCAACAAATTTGTACTTTTTTGGCTGCTTACCGCTAGTCCTGCTGTCGAATCTTCTGTCAGGCATTCTTCAGCTCCCCGTCGTAATAGAATCCAAACTTATCAAGATAATACTGCTTCATCGCCAATTGCGCATCTGTATTCAGCCAACTGATGTCAGTCATCTGCATGTCTATAGACTTGGCCCTAATGCTTTCGTTCTTGCCAGCCTTCTTAGCCATCGGAGAGCCGCCCTGGTTCTGCGCCCTAGCTAGCCAAGAGTTAACAAAGCGCTTGATGCCCTGCTTCGTTTTGCGTTTGGTTGGATTCGCGTCGCACCAAGACTCCATTGCCATGAGCTCTTGGTGAACATTGACGGCAGGATAGGCTCTCTGCCAGGCGATAGTGTCAGCTTCATCTGGCTGCCAGTCTTCTTTAGTATTTAATAGCATGTTTTCCCCTTATCCGTGGTTAGCAAATTTGCCGTGAAGCTTTTCCCGCAAATCCTTGATGGCCTGCTCCGCATCTTTTAGATTATTGTGCAGCCCGCCGTAATGCATTTTAGAATCACAGCGCATCTTAGCTATCCACTTACCCGCAGGCTTATGCCAGCATACGCCCTTCACGCCACTGGTGCTGTTTTTATTGATCGACCTGTTGTGCTGGTTTTGCCGCGCAGACACAGCACGCAAATTTTCGATCCGGTTATCATGCCGGTCGTTGTTGATGTGGTCCAGGTACTTAGGCATGTACCCGTGGTGATATAAAAAAATAAGTCTGTGTTGATAATATGGGACTCTATTTACGCCGCAAATTTTGTATAACCCTTTGCCGCCGCCTATTAGCCTGCCAGACTTTCGGCCATTCCCTTCGCGCCAGTACAAGTTACCATCGCGGTACTCAAATTTTTCCTTAATTTCCTTTAATAACTGCTTTTCGCTTAGCTCTTTCATCGCACTTCCCCGTTGGTTTTGAAACCTTAGTATCTTTGTTTCCGAAAATATTGTCAAAGTTTTTATCAAACTCAACTTTATTAGTCGGCCGCTGTTTACTTCCTTTACCGCTCATCTCTCACTCCCATGGCTCGGCAAGCCTCGCCCAGTATTTAATAAATGTTTCTTTATATTTACTTTATTTCTCATAATTTGCAAGACGATATAACCCTTTCTACTTAGCAAAGTAGATTTTTAAATCTGAGGGCTTGGCGACTCAGTGACTAATTTATGCTCGTATTTAGAATCACGCCATCCTGGCCGTCGTTATTTCCTGCTCGGCAGTCAAACCGATTAGGAGGTGCTAATAGAGGGGTCACTCTCGATCATGGGTTATTAATTCCCACGCCACACACCCGAACACTTGAGAGAAAAAGAAAGGGAGACCTAGTGTACTGTATCGGACAGTATGGTAAACTTGCCTTTCTTGTTCTTCGCACAACAAGTATAAGCCTTTCCCCGGCTTACTGTAAAGCCCCCGCAATGGGGGTTTTATTTTATTCTCCTTTTAGCTGGCAAAACTGATCCAGCGTCAAGTCAAATATCTTGCACAATCCCTGCACAGTGTGCAGCTTCATGTTTTCCTGTTTACGCCACTGAAACACTCTCTGGCGGCTTACGTTCATTAAAGTTGCCAGGCGGCTAGAATTGATGTTGTTTAGCTCCTGGGCGGTTATTAAGCACTGTCCTGCATTAGTCATAATCAGTATTCCTGTGTTATCCTTGGGACGTAGGGCTGTTCCCCCGGTCCTGCATTCTCCTATGGTAGTTTGCCCCCTGAAAGCACTTGTGCCGTAAGGGGGCTTTTTTACCTAGAACGGGATGTCTTCATCGAGCTGTTCAATGCTCATATCGGCCTGCTTTGCAGGTGCTGCTGCCTGGCCGTCAGTGTAAATCACCTTCACATTACCCAAGATTGGCGTCTGAACCTTAGCGTCGCGCTCTTCTTTGGTGACCGATTGAGATATAAATCCATTGTTCTCGTACTGGTCTTGCTGATCGGTATCCACAAAGGTAGTCAGGTCCAGGTACGTGCCCTTGGCGCCCTTGTACAGTCGTGACTTGTCGATCTTGGTAACATCGATTCGTACAGATAATCCTACTTTCATTTTAACTTCTCCACTTGGTTTAAAATTTCCGCCACGGCCTTATCGACCTCGGCAGACAGTTTTGCGATATAGTCATCATCGCGTTCTACACGCACTAGAACGTGCGGCATTTCAGGATGGTAGGCAAAAAAGTCCCACCAATCACGTTTAGTTATCCACATACAGCCTTGGATTTGCTGCCAGTATTTCTTAACACCAACCTGCGGGTCTCTGAGATAGCTGACCATCGTTTTAGGGGCAGGCGCTTTTATTTCTAAGCCGCCCTCTTCTTTGATCAAACCGTCAGGCGAGCAGCCAAACTCCCAGCTAGTGTCGAGAATAAAGCCAGTCTCGATTACATCATTGCCAGAAATGAATTCGTAGGACTCCCTAGCCTCTGGCTCAATCTCATTGCCGCGCAGCATCCACTCAGTAACATGGAAGGGCTCAGAGTGCCCTGTAAGGCGTTCTGCGATCAATTCATTGATGTACCCATCAGCAGAGGTGCTAGGCTTCCCAGTCTGAGTAATTAGCTTGGAAAACATGCTAGCGGATGGCTTGCCCAGTCTTGCAGCAAGCCACTCTGGTGAACCCTGCTCATGGTCCAGGATGATCACTTCTTAGCCTCTAGCGCGGCAACAGCGCGGTCATAGTGCATAGCCAGTATCTGATCAACAGAGCGAACCTTCAGCCACTTGCAAAACTTCTCGCTGTCGGCACCAGTCTCATCAAGTAATTTCTTGATGGCTATGATCTGATCGTCAGACACAACCTTCTTGTCATCACCGCGCAGCATTGCCGATTCTGCATCATCGTCTGCAGTTGGGATGCCAGCGATAGACTGCAGGGCGTACCGTCTTGCGTAGGTGATAGCTGAACCTGAAGCCTGGGGGTCTTTCTTAACAGTTGGCAGGGTGTATTCCATCTCTAGCCACTGACCTGATATGTGCATCAGGCGCGTAGATACGCCAACACCGTTTTCATTGCTTACCGGGAACTGGGTATAGCTTAGGCCGTTATCAGCAAAGGGCTGCTTGATCGCTTTAATGACCGACGTTAGATCGGCATAGCTAGACTTAAAGAAAGGGTTGGCGCTATCCTTAACAGCACCCCCCATCTGAGATTGTGCAGCACATAGTGCGCTGGCTAACTCGTTAATTGATTCACTTGATTTCATGTTGACCTCCTACAGCCTGTTCTTTTGCGTACCGCTCACCATAACCAACATAATAAGCCTCTGATTGCCCTTCCAGGGCCTGATAACCTACAACGCAGTCGTACTCACCGCGCTCCAGATCGTTTAAATCGTTTATTCCCATAATTGCCTCCTACAGCAAATGCCCCCGAAGGGGCGATTTATTTAGATTGATTTGATAGCTGTTAGTGGTAGTGCAAATTCGCCTCCAGAAGTTTGCGCGTAGTTTGCTGGATTTACACTTTTAACCTGCGCGTAATCCTGACCATCTATGCTTCTAAATCCTAAAACTACAAAAGTACCTGCCTTGATGCCTTTAACGATTTGATTAACTTGATACATAATTTGTTACCTTGTTTTATTGAGTGAGGTGCTATTGTAAAGCTTTACGACTACTCCGTCAACACTTTCAGTAACAAACAGGCAAAAAAAAGCCCCGCACTAGGCAGGGCATGTTCTATGTGGAGCCTCAGTATGACCAGACGACAGGCATTGAGTCCCTTATGTCTACATGGATAAACGTCTTGGCGACCCCTATGCCATTAAACCCCATCTCCTGGGCGTGCTTAATGATCTGGTATGCCTCGTTGCCATTGTTGATCTTAATGTCTGCGGCAATTCCGCGTGCGTGGGTGCCTGGCTTGGCCTTCGCTTTTTCAATGCTGTGGCCTTCTGGATCGCGGTAGCCACTAGTAATGATAAACGGGAACCCGCAAGCATGGCGCAGAGAGTCAAGAGCCCAAAGAAATTCCTCGGACATCTCGTTGTTGCCGGTCTCCTGGCAATCAAAGTCTGACAGCTTAAAATAGCGCATCAGTATGTTCCCTTCCAGACCCTAAACTTATCAAAGTCGCCAGACAGCATCTTGCGCTTAATAACGTCTTTTTTGGCCTCGTTATCATCCCAGGATAGCCCAGCTTCCTTCATCCACTCTGCAACAATGTGCATAGGTATGGTGCCTACCAGGCGGCTCTCACCAGTCTGGCCTACACCCGCCTCACGCAGCATTCTAGCCTTTTCAATATGGACATCGTTGTCATACGTCTTCTGTACGATGATCCCGGAGTCGGTAGCTTTTACAGATTCCTTGAGTAACATTACTTCTTGCCTCTCTTCTTAGCTGGCGCTTTCTTCTTTTTAGCGGCTGACTTAGCTTTCGCTGCAGCGGCCATACCTGACTTTGTGTATGCGTACTTCTTACCGTTGACCATTGGCATATCTATTTCCTCTTTGCAGTTTTAGCGGCCTTCTTAAAAGCCTTGGCTGTTGGCGCACCCTTTGTACCGGGCTTGCGCATCTTCTCTACCTTCTTGCCGGCAGCCTTCTGTTTCTTTATGCGAGCTCGCTTCTTATGAATGTTGGCGTATAAACTCATATCACTTCCTCGACTTAGCCCCAGAGCACTTCCATCTCTTGCGGCTTAAATTATTGGGGGTGTTGGGGTCGTTCTGCTTAGATTTGGGCAGACCCTTTTTGATGCCTAATGACCTGGCGCAATAACTATCACCCTTGCTAGTTCCAGGCTTTACCCTAGCGCCGCCTGACTTAGCCTTACCTGCCTGGCCATAGGATACCTTCTTGCCAGATGCGGTTACTTTTACCTTCGCTTTGCCTTTTGCTGGCTTTGCCATAAAAATCTCCAAAAAAAGGGGGCCGGAGCCCCCCTTCTGTACTACATCGATTAGGAAGTCGTGTTATCAGCAATGATACCAGACGCCTTCTCGTTTTTACAAATAAGAGTCAGCTCAGTCAGAACCTGACGACGGCTTGAGTCGCCAGTCTTGGCCAGAGCAGTATTCTTAGTAGGACGGAGCATACCAACTGCCCACATGTCGTTCTGCATGATGAACACGTCACGGCTACGGTTCTCACGAGTAGGAACAAACTCAACAGTTCCCCAAGGAGTAACGTATACAGCCAGAGACTTAACGACCTTCTCGTCACCGGCCTGGACCTGTGAACGCTGGTTGTTGTTACCTGCAAAGCCCAGAGCAACATTCATCTGGAAAGCAGACAGGTAAACTGAGTCAGGCTTGCCGCCCTCTGCCCAGATGCTCTGCATAGTAGCGTCGAAACGCGCCTGAGAGAATGCAACTGGAGTGCCGTCATCGGTACGAGCGTCAGTGCCGTCGCCGGTGGGATCAGCGCCAGAGTTGCCAGTTTCGTTAGTAGTGTTAGTTACCAACCAAGCTGGAGCACCAGCAAGCTCACGAGCAGTAGTGCTGTTACCGGCAACGCGAGCGTTGTTAGCAAACAGAGCTGCTTCGATGTCGAGCTTCTGCTCTTTTGCGATCTTCAGGGTCTGGTACGCCATTTCTGCTGCGCGGCCTGCCTTCTTAACGCCTTCATCAGTGTCAGGTATAGATACTGAGTTCTTGAAGATCTGAGTGTAGTTACCCAGGCGAGTAGTAGCAGAACGGGCTTCAGAAGTAGTGTCGTCGCCTTCGATGTGCTTGTTGTCAGCGCTTGAACGGAGAGTATCAGTCTGCCACTCGTGCAGAGTGTTGCTGGCTTTTACTTTCTTACAAGCTGAGTAGAAAGGAGTCTCTTCAGGGCTAATTGAATAAATAACGTCCTGCAGGTCTTCCCGGATGCCTACGCTATCGTAGGTGTCAAAAGTGTTTGATGGCTGTGCCATGATGTATTACCTCAAGTATTTAAGATTAATCCAAGAGCATCATCGATACTCCCGGTGGATTTAAGTTTTGTTCGTCGCTTTTCCAGCGCCTTCTTCTTGCTCGGTGTAGGTTTAGATCCAGCCTTCACTGTCCGCGATCTGCGGTTTGCAGGGTTGGCTTTGTCCTCAGCAGCTTTCTTCCCATTCATAATTTCACGGTACTTCATGGCATCATGCAATACTCTGATTGCGCGGTGGTCCATGATCTGACCGATCTCTTCCGGCTGATATCCATAAACCTCGGAACCAATAGTCAGCATCTTTTCGCGTACTGCGGATGCCTTCTTGTCGTCCGAAAACTCTGGAATCTGCTGTTTCAGGGTTTCCATTTCTTGCTGGAGGTAAGCCTGCATAGCGGCCTGCTGCGCCTGTGACTGTTGTTGTGACACAGCCTCAAACTGTTGCATCTGACCGTTATATGCGGCCACGTCGTCATCGTATTTCAGCTTGGCATCCATGTACCCAATAGGGTCGGTGTCAAACAATTCACGCGATGGCGGCTGTGGCGCTTGCTGAACTCCACCAGCTTGTATCTGCTGATACATCTGAGCAATGTTCTGGCGCTCGTGTAAAAGGGCATTGTAAACCTCTTCGGCCTGCTTACGCTGCGCTGCAGCTTCTTGCATACCCTTCTGGACGTACTTCTGACCACTGTATCCTTGCTTGAGCTCATCTAGGGTTACAGCCACTTCCTGTCCGTCTACCTTAACAGTGAATGACTGGCCCTCCTGGGCGGCATCTTCAGTATCTTCGTCGTCCTCGGAATCTTCCGTTTCCTCATCTGACTCGTCCTCTTCAGGTTCGTCAGGAGCCTCATCTTCACTGGGCTCTTCAGATTCCTCTTCAGGCAGCTCTTGCTGCACCTCCAACTCCTCCTCAGGCTCCATAATGCTGGCTAAAGCACCCTCAATGGTGCCATCTAGTTCTACTACTTCGGTATCAGTCGTTTCCACGGTGCTGTTCCTCTTTCTTTCTTATCGAATATTGCCTCGTCTGCAAATACAGTGTTGAAGTAATCTTCGATCTTGTCTAGCGCCCTGATTATATCATGCGCATCGTTAATAGCCTCTAATTGAGACTGGCCGTTCAGAAATACACTTACTTGTGCATTCCGAATCTCTTTTATGACTTCCTGATAGGTGTCGTCATTACTCAGCGTCCGTATCTTGGCCGCTTTGTCTTTTATATTCAAAATCTACCGCCAGTTACAGCTTGTGCAGGTGACTCTGCCGGGTATCGTGGCACGTTCTGCATTTGCTTAATTTGGGCAACGTCTACGGCTGTACCGTACTTGCCAAGTATCTCCGCAGCGTTAACCAGGAGGTCTTGGTCCATCTTATCACGTTCTCGGTCATCTGCAGCAATAGCCTTTTGCGCATCAATCTGCAGCTTCGCCATGTCGGTCTGAGACTTAGCCTCGGCCTTCATCTGCTCTGCCTGGAGGTAAGCGGTTGCCTGGTCCATTTGTGGCTGCTGCTCCTGGCCTTGCTGCTGCTGTGCTAGTAGCGCCTGCTCTTGCTCTGGATTCATCGGCGTAAAGTACCTGTCAGCGTTTCTAACGCCATTTAGCGCTAGCATGTCTGCCAGGGTATTGCGTATCTGTGTCATCGTCACAAGGCCATTCCCTGGGCCGTATGCCTGGAATATCTGCATCTGCATTTGCAGGGCTTGAGTCAGGGCAGCGTTACGCTGATCTTCCCGGCCAGTACCCAGGCCAACATTGACAGAGGTATCCATCTTCTTGTTCCAGGATCGCGGATCGACGGGGATATAGTCCTCGCCACTAATGCGCATAATCTTTTCTTCATCGCAGTTCTCGATCACCAGCTTCAGCATCAGCTTAAACATGTGCCGAACACCGCCTTCTGCCAGGTTGCGAGCCATGACTTCAATCTGACCTGCAGCTCCCTGCATAGTAGCCTGGACCGCAGTTGCAGTAGTTGCCTGCAATGCATCTGGATTAAGCCCTAAACTGGCCTTTGAGATGCCTACTTTCTGCTCAATAGTCGTGTCATAGTATTCGATAGCCGCTAGCGTTTGATTAGCTACAAATGGCACTGAAAGGGGCTGTATTGCCCCTCCCTGACGTACCCGAACGATACCGCCGATCTCATTGTTCAGCATGTCGTCCATGTTCACCGCGCCATCAATAACCTCGGTGCGGGGGTGGTTAGTCAGCGCCACGTTGTCCAGCACGCCACGGATCATCATGGTGGCTGCGTCCTGGTCCTCAAACAGCAGGTCAGCAATAGACTTGCCATAGAACGTATGCGGCTCAGGGTCTATCTCAAACGCAGCAAAGGGCTGGTCACCCCAGGGCTCATAGCCTAGCAACTGATACTCGCTGCCGCCTAATACGACTTTCTGCATTTCTGCAACGCCAGTACCGTTAGTGTCTATCTTCATGTACAGCTCGGTCAGAGCTACAACACGCATAGATGGGTCCATAGGGTTTTCTGACTGATAGTCCTGCTCATAGCCTCGGCGCTCGTAGTCCTCAACCTCAGAGAATGTATCAGAGTGCCCCAGGCCAGACATCTCAGATACAACATCGTAGTCATACCCCATAGCGACTAGGTCACTTACTCGGACCTCAGTTCTGTGGCCAACAACGTAAGCGGTCTCGATGCTCTTTGCGTTACGATCTATAAAAAACTCTTCTGGCGGTACAGCCTCAACACACAAGTCACCCATCTCTCTGATCTTGCTGACCTTGAGGTCGTGACGTGGCATCTCTACCTCTGCACCAAACTCATCCAGCTCAATCTCTATCTTTGTGGTGTGCTCGATAACCTCAACGTCCTGCTCGTTAACAATGGTCGAAAACTCCATGTCGTTCAGGTTGTTAAAGGTGTAAGTCTCGCTCTCGTCGTATGTATCCCAGTAGACCTTAACAATGCCTGTCTTCTTTAGCAGGGCATCATGGAATACATCATTCAATACGTCGTAGCCATTCAGCTCCTGGAACTTGTACTGGATGTACTTAGTGGCCTGCTCGGCAAACTTAATGTCTTCTGGTCCGGTAGGTACAAACTCAACCGGGCGATCAGTAGACAGGAATACACGCAGCAAGCTGGGCTTGATAGATCGTATAGCGTCACGCACCTTTGTAGATACGACGCTAGATCGGCCCTCTTCCTCACCGATATCTACCTCGCCGTTGTAGTAGCGCTGGGCCTTAATACGGTCCTCAGCCACTTCACTCTCAACAAAGTCAACAGCGTCCAGGATAGCCTCGCGGGCAATGTTTTCTACGTCATCTGCTTCTAATGGTTTTAGTTCCACGTCTTACTCCTGGAAAAAATTTGGCACATTTGAGTTAGAGCCACTTGGCACTTTTGCGCCTTGCTGCGCACCTGCCGTCCTGCCTGCTTGAGCAATTGTTGCCGCAGCTTTATCTACTTTTTTCAACAATTCGCCAAATACAGTATTATCCTTCAATGCTCGCTCTACCAGCTCTGGCGACTCACTATACAATATTTTGGCAACTTCGACCATTTGTCGGTCAGACAATCCCTCACCAGATGGGACCATGTTAACAGCAAGCTTAATCATAGCTAGAGGATCGCCACCCATGCCTCTGGCAACATCATCCATCGCAATGCCGCCACCGCGCAACTGGGCTTCTCTTTGCAGCGCCTGCGTCATTGACTGCGCTCTTGGCTGTATTAACTTGTCCATTGAGGTAGCCTCAGCCGCTCTGGACACATCTTGCACCACTCCCGCCGCTTGCTTTTCTGGCAATAGAATTCTTAGGACGGTGCCAAGCTGCATATCTTCTTTAGCAAGATTTTCAATTGTGGTTCCTGACCTACGAGCCTTATCGTTAATGTTGGCCATTGCGCCAGCTCTAAACGCTTCTAGCTCGGCTGGATTTAGTCTGCCAACTAAAATTTCAAGCTCATCAGCGTTCATGCTTAAAGCCTTGCGGCCAGCCTGAAACTGCTCATTCTGAGACATCATGCCAGCATATTGAGACCTGGCTTGACCTAAATCTGGGCTGGTTTGATCAATTACGCCCCTTAAAGACTTTTCTTTTTCTCCCAGCGTCTCACCCATAGTGCCTTCACCGGCTCTGTACCTAGCTCCAGTCTGCTCTTTAACATTACGCCGGAGTATTTCAGCATCTTCTAAAGTTGGCGCTCGCGTAAACTGTATTGACCCGTCGTCCATTTCTCTAAATAACGGAACAATGCTTCTTGCTTCGTAGATTTCTTTTAATGCTTGGCGGCTTGTAGGAACGGTTTGCAACACATTAAGCATCTCATCCGCAACCTCTAAAGTTACAGTTTGGCTTTCTGGCCGCGCAAACACTTCACCGTATGCCCCGCTTCTAGCTTCTTTCAGCTCTGCTTCAGTTGCAGCCCTTGCCCTAAGTATATTTGGATCAGAGACATCTGGAGATAATGCCCCAGACATAGACTCCTTGGCTTGCTGGGTTGTGGCTTGTCTTCTTTTCTCGCTTGCGCTTAGTATTGTTGGCTTAACTTCACCACCCTCTGTAACCATGCCTTTAATCGCAGCAGTTAGCGTGGCGTTATCTGCCATAACCCTGCCGTTGGCAACGTCTTGAACTATCTCATCAACAGTCAACCCGGTCGCCTCAGCTAGACGCAAAAGCTCTTTCTGTACTGCAGTGTCGGCGCCTTTCATTTTGCGCCTTGCATAGTCAATAACGGCTCTTCCTAGCCCTCCCAGC